TTCCGATCTGACGACAGCTCTTTCGGTGAAGCTTACTGCCAATCAGGCAGCTGCTCAGGTCGATAGTGTTGCCACTACCGCCGCCGGAGCAGTCGTAGACCTCAACCTTCTTCTCGCCAAGCTCCGCGCTGCGGGAATTCTTCACGCATAAGGCTTTTAAAAGTAGTGCAAAACTACACTGAAAGGAGTTGGAACCGTGGCAGTAAGACGAGAAAGTGAACCAGAACCAAACGGTTCTCGTCGCCGTCCGGCAACAACTCCTGACGGTAGAGAGAAGCAATTGATCGCAATAGCGGTCGACCTAGCCGAGAAGCAGATCCTTGCTGGAACGGCATCGGCACAGGTGATCACGCATTACTTGAAGCTTGGTTCTTCACGAGAGCAGCTTGAGCAACAGCGCATTCGTCATGAGAACGATCTGATGGCCGTGAAGAGAGACGCGATCGCTAAGCAAGAGGACATCCAGCTTCTGTTCGCCGAAGCGACTCGTGCTATGACGTTATACAAAGGCGAAGACGTTCCAGTAAAGGACGAGTACGATGACTTTTAGAACCTACTCGGATCTTAGTCGTATTCACACTTTCGAGGGACGCTACCGCTATCTCTCTCTGACCGGAACTGTCGGCGAATCGACCTTCGGTTTCGATCGTTGGATCAATCAACGATTCTACAAGTCAAGAGAGTGGCGCCGTATTCGCGACATCGTAATCGTAAGAGATGATGGATGCGATCTAGGAATTCTAGGTCGAGAGATTCATGAGCCGATGTACATTCACCACATGACTCCGATGTCCGTAAAGGATATTCGAGAAGGTGACGAGTCGATCATCGACCCAGACCATCTAATCACATGTACCCATACTACACACAATGCAATCCACTACGGCGACGAGTCAAAGCTAGCGAAGCCTTTCGTCGAGCGTACAGCTGGTGACACAAAACTATGGTGAAGGAGACATTCATGCTTAACGACACCGAAATCGCCAATCGCTTCGGGTTCCACAAGGCCACGGTCGAGGGTGAGAACGCAACGATTCCTCAGCACCGAGACCTTCGAATTGAGTTCCAGCGTCTGGCAAAGATTCTGGATGAGATCCTTCCCGATGGTCGAGCCAAGGCTGTAGCACTCACGGAGCTGGAAACCACTTCGATGTGGGCTCACAAGGCAGTTGCCGAGCAGGCTCCGGTCATCGACGAGTGGAAAGGTACTTCGGAATGAGTTCTAACTACGATCAGTCAATGGAGTATTTCGCCAACGGCTTCATCGCCCTAGCGCCTAAGGACCTGGAGCTCGGCGGTATCTACGCTGACAAGCCGGGTTACCACAATAAGCGAGTTGACCTTCCGAGTAACGACTACAGCGTTGCTGAGTTCGCAATCGATCGACAGGGTCCTTCCGGTAACGCTTCCGCGGTCGACATCACCAGCAAGTCGGCTCAGAATGGCGACTACGGGATCATCAACAAGTACAGCAAGCGTCTTCTCGCTGCGGGGGAAACGAAGGATCCTCGAACCACTGGTTGGCGAGAGTTCTTCGGCCAGACAGATGCTGATGGCGGAGTCGAGGGATGGGACTTCGCTAAGAACCATTCGTCGACCAGTTCCGACACGAGTCACAACTGGCATATTCACCTGTCGGAGCATCGAGGCTACACCACTAGCAAGGACAACAAGGACGCTTTGCTGTCCGTCCTAAGAGGCGAGACGCTGGATGCCTATAAGGCCCGCGGTGGTAAGTTCGCCGGGGAGTCCACGACTCCGCCCGCTCCGGGTAAGCTTGTAGTCGACGGGAAGCTCGGACCGGCCACGGTTTCGGCTTGGCAGAAGATCATGAAGACTCCGGTCGACGGCGTAATCACGGTTCCTTTCAGCAACCTTGTCTATGCTGTCCAGAAGTATCTGGTCAAGGCGACCGGACGAAACATGCAGCTCGACGGATACGGAATCCTCCAGAACAACGAGCAGTACGAGACGGTGGCTGCGCTTCAGCGTTATCTTGGAGTGCTTGTCGATCATCGCCTTTCTGTTCCAGTCTCTGGCACCGTGATCGCCCTTCAGAAGCGTCTCAACACCGGTAAGTTCTAACCGAGGGAGGTGTTCCACGTGTCAACCAGCATTCTTACCGACGTCAAAAAGGTTCTCAACATAGCTGAGGAACTCACGGCCTTCGATGTCGATATTACGATGCACATCAACACGGTCTTCTCGACGCTCAACCAGTTGGGCATCGGCCCCGTCGACGGTTCTGGTGTCCTTCTCGGCTTCGAGATCGAAGATAAGACCACCACGTGGGACGCCTTCGTTACGGATCTTCGAATGAACAGCCTTAGGTCATTGATCTACCTTAAGGTTCGAATGCTCTTCGATCCGCCGACCACCGCGCACCACATCACAGCAATGGCGAACCAGATCGCGGAACTAGAATCCCGACTGAGCCTCCTGAGGGAGAGTGAATCATGGACACCGCCGGTCTCGGTATAGACGACCTCCGACACTTCGGTGTCAAAGGTATGCGCTGGGGTCAGCACAAGTCTGGTAAGGGCCCTAAGGCTACGGCCAGCGAATCTTCCACCGCTGCACGAGTGATCGCAGAATCGGTCGGTAAGACTGCCAAAGCACTAGCAAAGAAGCACGGCCCTGATATTCAGACGGCCCGAGCGGGTTTCGCTAAGCCAACCCCAACTAAGCAGTCTCATGCCGAGAAGATCTCGGCTGCAGGAGGTCTTCACAAGATCTCCGACAAGGATCTCAAGGCTATGTTGTCTCGTCTTGACACTGAAAAGAAGTACAACGCGATCCTTAACGAGGACCGTCAGAAGAGAATCGACGGTGGGAAGGCGCTACTTAGGGTCCTCGGAGAGGTCGGTAAGTTTGCGATCCCGATCGTCCTTGGTGCAGTCGCTGCTAAGGGCGCGGCTAGTGGGTTCCGTGGAGAATCTCCGTTCAAGGCACCGATCTTCGATCCTAAGGTAATTTCAGGCGTTGCACGGTCGTTGAGTCGGTTCCCGCAAGGACACTAGAAGGGAGGGTTGGCAATGAGTTTGTCGAATACTGCGACTCCTGTCTATTACGGACAATTTCGTGACGCGGTACTTCGAGGGGATATTCCTGTTTGCCGGGAGATCTCAATGGAGATGAACCGCATCGACGCGCTCATCGCCAATCCGAACTACTGGTACGACGACAAGGCAATCGACGGTTTCATCCTTTACTGCGAGAACGAGCTTACTCTCACCGACGGTAGCGATTTCCACATGCTACCCTCATTCAAGCTGTGGGCCGAGCAGATCTTCGGATGGTATCACTTCATCGAGCGTCAAGTTTGGGATCATCAGCAGGCAAGATTCGTCACCAAGATCATCAAGAAGCGTTTGATCGAGAAGCAGTATCTGATTGTTGCTCGTGGTGCGGCCAAGTCCATGTACGGTATGGCCATCCAAGCCTACTTCTTGAACGTGGACACGTCGACGACGCACCAGATCACTACAGCGCCGACGATGAAACAAGCTGACGAAGTAATGTCTCCCTTTAGGACGGCGATCACTCGCGCACGCGGGGCTCTGTTCAAGTTCCTGACCTACGGCTCCGCCCAGAACACGACGGGCTCAAGGGCTCTGCGACAAAAACTTGTGTCCACCAAGAAGGGTATCGAGAACTTCCTGACTGGTTCTTTGCTCGAAGTTCGCCCAATGTCGATCGCCAAACTTCAGGGACTCAGACCCAAGGTCTCTACAGTTGACGAATGGCTGTCAGGAGATCTTCGGGAAGACGTTGTCGGCGCAATCGAGCAGGGTGCATCTAAGCTTGACGAATGGTTGATCGTCGCAATCAGCTCAGAAGGAACCGTCCGTAACGGTTCTGGCGATACAATCAAAATGGAGCTAATGTCCATTCTCCGTGGTGAGGGAACTCCCGCGGACAACATCTCGATCTTCCATTACAAGCTCGATGAACTGACTGAGGTAGCCGATCCGGCCATGTGGCCCAAGGCGCAACCCAACATCGGGTTGACTGTGACATACGAGACCTACCAGCAGGACGTCGAGCGAGCTGAGCGTGCTCCAGCTTCTAGGAATGACATCCTAGCTAAGCGATTCGGGATCCCGATGGAAGGTTTCACCTATTTCTTCACCTATGAAGAGACTAAGCCGCATAAGCTCAGGCCTCAGGCGTTCTGGAAGAATGCATGTGCCATGGGCGCGGACCTTTCTCAAGGCGATGACTTCTGCGCATTTACGTTCCTGTTTCCTCTAGGGATGGGTTTTGGAGTAAAGACCAGAAGTTACATTACCCGGTTGACTCTGCACAAATTGTCTGGTGCTATGCGGGCTAAGTACGAAACGTTCATCGAAGAAGACAGTCTTCATGTTCTAGAGGGAACCGTCCTCGACATGATGGAAGTTTACGATGATCTCGAAGCCTTCATTGACCGCGAGCAGTATGACGTCCGAGCTTTCGGATTCGACCCGTACAATGCCAAGGAATTTGTGACTCGCTGGGAGACAGAGAACGGCGCCTTTGCTATCGAGAAGGTAATTCAGGGAGCACGAACTGAGAGTGTTCCTCTCGGTGAGTTGAAGATTCTGAGCGAAGAGCGCATATTGTTCTTCGATCAGCTTCTGATGCAGTTTGCAATGGGAAACGCTATCACCATCGAGGACACGAACGGTAATCGCAAGCTCCTCAAGAAACGAATTGAAGACAAAATCGACAACGTGTCGGCTCTTATGGATGCCTACGTCGCCTGGAAGCTACACAAGGAGATGTTCTAGTGAGTGAGATGACGCACGAAGAGGCTCTTGCGCACTTCGGTGTCAAGGGCATGCACTGGGGCTTTCGCAAGGGATCTGTGAAGACTCCACGTTCCAAGAAGGAAGTTGCTGCACGCGCTCAGAAGATCGATAAGGCAGTTCGGCTGACCGCAATTGGTGCCGCGGCACTTATTACCTTTGGTCCTGGCGTCATGCGTGCGACTCGTATCCTGTCCGCCCATGTCAACAACGCCAAGATTGCCTCCGCTGGAGCCAGGGCAGCTGCGGCATTATTCTCCGACAGCAACGGAATCGGAAGTCACCGGATTATTGACCTCGGGTTCAGTGCCGCTTCGGGCGCATGGGGGTAAGATGCCACATGAGATGACATATTCCGAGGCTCTTGCTCACTTCGGTATAAAGGGTATGCATTGGGGGACTCATAAGGCCCAGCCAGGTTCTCCAAAGATCAGCTCAACGAGGCCCACTTCGAAAAAGCCCCGTTTTACGGGGACGAAGCCTCCCTCGCGTCCGAGAGAAGCAACTAGCGACGCGGTCCGAGCAGATCAGATCGTCGCTAAGGCTTTGAACCGCGGCTATGATCGATCCGTTGGTGTGGCCATGGCGACACATATTCGTGACGTTCCCAGTCACTCTCATAGTTCCGATCCTGGAGTCAACGCTCTTCTGTCTAGGGTCTTGACTCAGTCCGTTAACCGAGTGGAAGAACAAGCCGGACGCCAGTTCATGGCGAACCTTCCCACAGGTCGATAATAATCGAGTGCCAGAAGGAGGTGACTCATGGCAACACTGCGTTCCCGGTTTTCTAGAGCTATATCTTCTGGGCTGTCGCATGCGTGGAATGCGTTTACCTCTCAGAACCTAGCGTCTGATCCTCCAACGGCTACTGGAGGAGGCGTCTGGTATGGCGGGAGACAGGACCGGTCCAGATCGGTAACGAGTTTTAACGGAGAACGTACGATCGTCGCATCGATCTACAACAGATTGTCCATCGACGCCGCAGCAATGGAGATTCTCCAAGTTCGGCTCAACGACGACGGACAATTCGTCGATATTGTGGACAGTGGATTGAACAACTGCCTTACGGTCGAGGCTAACATAGACCAGGGTGGTCGACACTTTCGGCAGGACATCATATCTACGATGTTCCGAAAGGGTTGTGTCGCGATCGTTCCTGTGGACACCACAGTCAATCCTTCTCTGGGTAGTTTCGACATCAAGACGATGCGCGTCGGTGAGATTATCGAGTGGCGCTCCTATAAAGTGAGGGTTCGAGTCTACAACGAACGCTCAGGGATACAGGAAGACATCTGGCTTGATAAGAAGTTCGTAGCCATTGCGGAGAATCCGTTCTACGAGGTTATGAACGAGCCGAACTCGACTCTCAGACGTCTCATTGAGAAACTTGCGCTTCTGGACGCCATTGACAAGCAGTCTGGATCTGGAAAGCTAGATCTTATCATCCAGCTTCCTTACGTGGTTAAGGGTGAAGTCCTTCGTGAGAGGGCGGCGCAACGCAAGACTGACATAGAATTCCAGTTGGCGAATAGCCAGTATGGAATTGCATACATCGATGGCACTGAGAAGGTCACACAGCTTAACCGCCCAACGGAGAACAACCTTCTAAAGCAGGTTGAGTACCTAACCGCCATGCTGTACAACCAGTTGGGTCTCACGGTTGAGGTAATGAACGGCACTGCTGATGAAGCAGCCATGCTGAATTACTACGCTCGTACAATTGACCCCATCGTCGCTGCGCCAGTCGAGGCTATGCGTAGAACTTTCCTGTCCAAGACGGCCCGGACACAGAAACAGACGATGATGGCCTTCCACGACCCGTTCAAGTTTGTCCCGCTCAGCCAGATTGCTGAGATCGCTGACAAGTTTACTCGGAGCAATGTCGCGGTCCCCAACGACATCCGGCCTAAGATCGGCCTGAAGCCGTTGAAGGATCCGTTGGCCAACACGCTCGGCAATCCAAACATGCCGAGCGACAAACAGCTCACGTCAGGGCCCCAGAAAGCGGTCGAGGCTCGGCCAAAGCAGCTACAACTAACTGGAAGTGGAGGAACAAGTCAAAATGGAGCCTAATTTCAGCGGCTGGGCTACTCGTCCAGACATTAAGTGCACTGACGGCCGAACCATCAAGCCCGGCGCATTTGAACACATGGACGGCAAGAAGGTTCCGCTGGTGTGGTCTCACACCCACGACTCTCCCGAGCACGTTCTCGGTCATGTCCTGCTGGAGAAGAAGAACGGCGGGCTTCGCTGCCACGGGTTCTTCAACGAGACTCCGGCTGGCGTTGCTGCTCGTCTGATGGTCGAGCACGGCGACGTTGATTCTCTGTCCATCTGGGCCAACCGGCTCACCGAGAAGGCTAAGCAGGTGTTCCACGGCTTCGTTCGAGAGGTCAGTCTGGTCCTTGCCGGTGCCAACGAAGGTGCGAAGATTGACAATGTGAATCTTCAGCATGGTGATGGTGAGTCGGAGATCCTGGATGACGAAGCGATCATCTTCACAGGTCTCGATCTTGAGCTTCACGTGGCGCACGATGGTTCTGCGGACAAGACGGTTCAGGATGTCTATGACAGCTTCACCGACGAGCAGAAGAATGTCGTCAATTTCCTCATCGGTTCCGCCCTGTCTGCAAGCACGGGCGGCTCGATGGCGCAGTCGGACGAGGCCGACGAAGAAGACGAGGCCGTTGAAGACGGCAGCGAAGAGAAGACCCCCGAGGACGCAAGCCTCACTCACCAGGAAGGATCCGACGACGTGACTGCGAACGTGTTTGACAACAAGAGCACGAATGAAGGTAGTTCGAAGGAGAAGCGCACTCTGTCTCACGCGGATCAGCAGGCGATTCTTAAGCTTGCCAAGCGTCCTGGGCAGACTCTGAAGACTGCTCTGGAGGACTGGTACGAGGACAACCGCGCCGACATGCTGGCGCACGGTGTGGAGTCTTTGGAGACTCTGTTCCCGGATGCCAAGAACATCACGGGCAACCCGGACTTCATCAAGCGTCAGACCGACTGGGTTGTCGGTGTTCTGAACGGGGTCAGCAAGACTCCCTTCTCCCGCATCAAGACTCTTCTGGCTGACATCACCCAGGAAGAGGCTCGTGCCCTCGGCTACATCAAGGGTACGCTGAAGAAGGAAGAGTGGATCTCCGTCACGAAGCGGACCACTGCTCCGACGACCGTCTACAAGAAGCAGCGTCTTGACCGCGATGATATCCTCGACATTGTCGATTTCGACGTCGTCATCTGGATCAAGGCCGAGATGCGCATCATGCTGGAAGAGGAGCTCGCTCGTGCGATCCTCATCGGCGATGGTCGTGACTCGGGCAGCGACGACAAGATCAAGGACCCGATGGGTGAGCGTGATGGTATCGGCATCCGATCCATCTCGAACGACAGCGCGATCTACACGACCACGATCAACCACCAGTTCGATGCCGACACGCCGGATTACAACGCTCTGATCGAGCGGATCCTGCTGTCGCGTGACCAGATGAAGGGTTCTGGTATCCCCACGTTCTACACCACGTGGAAGATCATGACCCGGATGCTTCTGGCCAAGGACGCGTTCAACCGTCGGCTGTACTTCACCAAGGCAGAGCTTGCCTCGGCGCTGATGGTTCAGGACATCGTCCCGGTCGAGGTCATGGAGTCTGACACGGCGACGATCGGTCTGCTCGTCAACCTCCAGGACTACAGCGTTGGTACGGACAAGGGTGGCGAAGTCAACCTGTTTGACGACTTCGACATTGACTACAACCGCTTTGTGTACCTGATGGAGACCCGTATGTCGGGTGCCCTCACCAAGTACAAGGCGGCCATGGTCATCCGCAACATCGACCCGACGTACACTCTGGTCACTCCGGCGGCGCCGACGTTTGTCAAGGCGACCGGCGTTGTCACGATCGTGGCGACGACCCACATCACCTACAAGAACGCTGACACGGGCGCTACCCTGTCGACGGGTGCTCAGACGGCCCTCGACCCGGGCGCGACCCTGAATGTTGTTGCGGTGCCGGCGGCCACCTACTTCGTCGACGACACCATGACGTCGACCTGGTCCTTCACGCGTCATCACGCGTAAGGTATATCTCTCGCGATGAGGTTCTCCGGACTCATCGGGTTCTCGGGAGTTATGGTTGAGGATCCCCCTGGAGCCTACGCTCCTACTACGATGACCGAAAGATTATATTTCGGCGATGTAATTAGGAATTCGAGAGGACTCCAGGGGGACCAGCGGGTGAATCCGAATGTCACTGTTGGAAACTCAATCAGTATTGTCGCGGACGCCCTTGCCAACGAAAACTTCATGAACATTCGCTATATCGGATGGATGGGGTACTTGTGGACTGTCGAGAATGTCGACGTGCAGGCACCCCGTCTTATTCTCAGGCTGGGGGATGTATACAATGGGCCGACGGCTTGATTTTCATACGTTGCTACTTACGTGTGTTGGCGGTGGTCAAAAGGTATATTTCCAACCTCCTGAGGAATTGTCGATTGTTCATCCGTGTATTATCTACGCGAGAGACGCGGGCAACACAAGTTTCGCTGGCAACTTTCCGTACCTCTTCAAGCAGAGGTACGCGGTGACCATCCTTGATGCCAACCCGGATTCGGCGATCATCGATAAAGTCGCAGCACTACCGCAATCCGTCTTTAACCGCCACTTCGCGGCAAACGGCCTAAACCATGACGTCTTCGTCATATACTTCTGAGAGGGAACATGACTAAGCTTGCTTGGGATCAGACCACCAAGCGCACGTATGAGACGGGCGTCAGCAAGGGCGTTCTGTACGTGGCTGATGGTGGAACCTATCCCCTTGGTGTGGCTTGGAACGGCCTTACTACCGTTACCGAGTCTCCCACTGGCGCTGAGAGTAACAAGACCTACGCGGATAACATTCCGTACCTGAACCTCCTGTCTCAGGAGATCTTCGGGGCTACCATCGAGGCTTACACCTTCCCGTCGGAGTTCGATGTCTGCGATGGCATTCGTTCTCCGGTCCCTGGTGCGTCGATCGCGCAGCAGCCGCGCAAGTCCTTCGGCTTCTGCTACCAGACCATCAAGGGCAATGACACGGAGGGTAACGAGTACGGCCACAAGACGCACATCGTTTACGGTGCTCTGGCTTCTCCTTCCGAGAAGGCTTACCAGACCGTAAACGAGACTCCGGCCCCGATCGACTTCAGCTGGGCGGTCTCCACGACCCCGGTAGAGGTCGGAACGATCGACGGTGTTGACTACAAGCCGACGTCGCTTCTTGTCTTCGACTCAACGGTCGTCGACGCTGATGCTCTGGCGGCCCTGGAGGACATTCTCTACGGTACGGTCAGCGATGATCCGCGTCTGCCTCTTCCGGCCGAGATCATGGCTCTGTTCGTTGGCACCATCACCGAGGTCTTCCCGACGGCTCCGACGTGGAGCAACGGGACCCACCTGGTGACGATCCCGGCGGTAACCGGAGTCGAGTACCGCGTCGACGGCGAGGTACTGACCGCTGGTACTCATGCTGAGATTGCGGACTTCGTGGTCAACGCGTATCCGCTGCCGGGTTACATCTTCAGCCAGCCGTCGGATGACGACTGGTTCTTCGAATACGTCTAAGATCTCAAGTGAGAGGAGGATCAGAGAGTGCTTACTATTTCAGTTCCGTTGGACGCAAAAGAGCTGTATGACGAGAGTACGGAGACGTTCTTTACGTCAGCAACCAAGTTTTACGAACTAGAGATGGAGCACTCTCTGGTCTCCCTTTCAAAATGGGAGTCTTTCTTCGAGAAATCTTTCATGGATACGGAGCAGAAAACTCAGGAAGAGATCTTTTGGTACGTAAAAGCAATGACTTTAACCCAAAATGTTCCTCCGGATGTTTTCGACAAGCTCTCTGATGAGAACGTTAACACTATTAACGACTACGTGTCAGCAAAGATGACTGCGACGACATTTAGAGAAGCTAAGCCTGGGCGTAACTTAGAGACTGTCACAGCAGAGCTTATCTACTATTGGATGATTGCTCTTAACATACCGTTCGAGTGTCAATTTTGGCATTTGAACCGACTGCTCACTTTAGTGAGGGTTTGTAATGTTAAGAACACTCCTCCTAAGAAACTTAGCGCTGCCGAAGCTACCGCTCAGAGGAGAGCTGAGAATGAGCGTCGACGTGCAGAACTTGGATCTAGAGGCTGAGAGGAGGAATAGATGGCCACACTTGTCTGGGGAGCAATTGGAACCCGCAAGTATGAAACCGGCCTCGACCGAGGTGTAGTTTACATCGACGAAGTAGGATTTTCCTGGAGCGGACTAGTTTCTGTTGACGAAAATCCCACTGGAGGAGAAGTCGAGTCCTATTACATCGATGGAGTTCTATACATGAACTCTCCGGGTATCGAGGATTTCGGGGCTTCTATTTCTGCTTTCTACAGTCCTGTAGAATTCGATGCTTGCGAGGGCGTAGGCGTCTCTCAGCCGGGGTTCCTTGCTGGCCAACAGCGTCGAAAGGCCTTTGGTCTTAGCTATAGGACTAGAATCGGCAACGATACTGAGGCTGCCAATTACGGTTACAAGATCCACTTGATCTACAACGCCGTGGTAGCACCACCCAAACGGGGCTACAAGACCCAAGGTGAGAAAATCGACCCATCACTCTTGAGCTGGGACTTTAGAGCTAAACCAGTTCCAATCCCAGGACTTATGCGAAGTGCTCATATCATAATTGACAGCACGAGCGCTCCCGCATTCGGTTTGATCGAGCTCGAAAACATTCTCTACGGAACCTCCGAGATTGACCCACGTCTCCCGACTCCTGAAGAAATTTCAGCCATGTTCGAGGGGACCTCGGAATTCACAGTAACCGACCTCGGTGGAGGATCCTTCCGGATTTCTGGGTCTAGCATCGAAGTTGCTATTATCGACGAAGGTGTTTACCAGATCGATTCGGACGGCGTAACCCTAACTGGCCCAGATACATACGAAATCACAAGCCCATAACCGAAGGAGGGTGACATATGGCTACCGGTGTATTTCTTGACGCGGAAGCGACTCAAGCGCTTTTTGGCGAAACTGTAGTAGGCGCATCCATCGACGGTACTGGGCGCCTTGTTCTTACCATGGGCGACGCTTCTACCGTCGTCATTGGTTACGTTCGTAACCACCACGAACTGCTGAACCTTGAAGACGATGATCACGAGCAATACGCTTTGGCAGATGGAACGCGAGGTGATTTCGCCACGACAGACCAGGGTGATAAGGCTGATGCGGCTCGGGTGAATTTGGTAACTCTGAGTGATGTCGTGGAATTTCTTGGCGGATCAGGAACTGTCGCTGAAAATTTTCTAATCACAAACGACGATACAGACACGACCGATTGGCCTAATCGTTGGTCGATGCAATATCGCGATAACGATACGACAGCGACTCCTCGTAACGTGTTCGCTTTGAATGAGTACGGCGAAGCGCGTCTTGCCTCGGCTAAGCACAATACGGTCGCGCTTCGAGTGTTCAATGAAGAGAACCCGCTGAATCACACTGGGGCTAGGTCAACCACAGTTCCGATCATTGAACTTATGGACAACCGAACGGATCGTAATCACTTGTGGGGGGTATATTCTGCAGGTCAGATTAAAATCCAGGCGGGCCAAATTCCAGTTGCATATACCATCGTGCTAGGCCCCTCAGATACAGTCCCTACCGGAACTCCTGCAGGTACGGTAATCGTTAGGACAACGTAATGACTACCACTACTATCACCTTCGACGGTGGATCAGTTGGTAGCAACATTGCGGCTGGTTCTAATGGTATTGACAGTGTCCCAGACGCTCTACTTCCGAAGTTCTCCACAGGTTTTCATGGCGCAGCTCAGGTTACTTCGGGCACGTCAAGTAATACCGCGGATTCAAGGTTTCGAGTTGATCTAGGCTTGTCTGGTGATCACTTCGGCTCCATATATTTGAAGATGAATACCAATCACACGAGCTCTGGTAACTTCGTGACTTTCTTGAGCTGGGCAAACTCTGGAAACACCATCCTTGCTTCCCTTCGATGCGGCTCCTCACGGGAGTTCAACATTCGATCGGGAACGAGCACTGTTGTCCGAGCGGGTTCCTCGAATGAGATCCCAGCCGCGGGTTCTGAATGGCGATGCGACTGGCAGTACACAGGAACCACAGTCAACTGGCGGATATTTTACAACCCAGAAGCTCTGGTCGGAGACACTCCAGATCTTTCGGGTAGCTTCAGCGCAGCAGCTGGAACTGTGGCCAAATTGGTGCTCGGCGTTCAGTCGAGCCAGACGATCGTCAAGCACTGGTCTCACGACACGGTGAGAGCTCGTAACACGGGTTCCTGGTGGGATCCGTTCAACCCGCCTCCGGTGGGCCCAACGTACAAGGTCTGGAACGGTTCCGCTGAGGTAGCAGCCACTGCCAAGGTCTGGAACGGTTCCGCTGAGGTAGCAATCGGTTCGTGGGACGTGTCCACCTAACAGTCAAAGGAGCCAACGTGATTTCGGTCAACTCGTCTGGCTCGTTTGATAAGACGACGCGGTTCCTTCAATCCATGACTCATATTACTGAAACAGTCCTTCGGGCGATGCACGAGTGTGGTCAGCAGGGGGTCACGGCTCTCTCTGACCACACTCCAACGTCGACTGGGAGAACTGCTCACTCGTGGGGATACAAGGTCGAGGGCGATTCTAAGGGTTGCTCGATCACTTGGACAAATTCGGATATCGAGAACGGTTTCCCTGTGGCGATCATGCTTCAGTACGGATACGCAACCGGAACCGGCGGTTACGTCCAAGGTCGAGACTACATTAACCCATCGGTCAAGCCCATATTTGACCAAATCTCGGACAAGATCTGGAAGGCGGTGACCTCAGCATGAGCAGTGTGGACGATCGCGTCGTTAAAATGGAATTCGATAATGTACAATTCCAGAAAGGCGTCAAGGACACGCTTGCGTCCTTGGACCTGTTGAACAAGGGGCTTAAGCTCGAAGGAGCCGCCAAGGGAATCAACGATATTTCTACAGCAGCATCGAGGTTTTCCCTCGCGAATATTGCTACTGGGGTAGAAAATATCGCCAATAAGTTCAAAACTCTCTCGATTGTTGGTGTTGCAGCACTAACGACACTCGTTTCGAAGGCTGTAAACTCCGGTCTGGCCATATCTAAGTCTCTCACTATATCCCCGATCCTTCAGGGGTACCAGGAGTATGAGACTCAACTAAACTCGATCCAGACGATTCTGGCTAACACTTCTGCTGAGGGAACTAAGCTTAAGAACGTCACAGACGCTCTTAATATTCTTAATACTTACGCAGACAAGACGATCTATAACTTCTCCGAGATGACTCGGAACATCGGTACCTTCACTGCCGCGGGCGTGAGTCTCAATACATCCGTCGAGGCTATCAAGGGTATCGCAAACCTTGCAGCTCTCTCGGGTTCCAATGCCGAACAAGCCTCGACAGCTATGTACCAGTTGTCTCAGGCCATTGCCGCCAACAAGGTAGGACTGCAGGACTGGAACTCCGTAGTCAATGCCGGTATGGGCGGTAAGGTCTTCCAAAAGGCCTTGTTTGACACTGCAAAAGTTATGGGTACAATCAAGACAAATGCCCCAGATTTCGATCACTGGACCAAGGCTGGGAATTCCTTCCGTAACTCCCTTCAGGACGGATGGCTTACCGGTAAGGTTCTGACAGAGACTCTTAAGAAATTCACTGGCGACCTAACCGCCGCGCAACTCAAGGCGATGGGTTACAACGACCAGGAGATTCTCCAGATCCAGAAGATGGCTAAGACCGCCAACGACGCTGCCACTAAGGTCAAGACGTTCTCTCAGCTCCTGGATACACTCAAGGAAGCCGTCGGATCTGGATGGGCTACTACTTGGCAGATCGTCTTCGGCGACTTTGACGAAGCAAAGACTCTTTGGACCGGCGTCAGCAATGTCATGGGCGGCTTCATCGGCGCCTCGGCTAAGGCTCGTAACCAGGTACTATCCGACTGGAAAGCCCTTGGCGGCCGAGCTGTACTGATCGAGGCTATCGGAGAGATCTTTAGGAATCTCCTCAACATTCTGAAGCCGATCAAGGATGCTTTCCGAGAAATCTTCCCGGCAACGACCGGTAAGGATCTCCTCAATCTGACTCTAGGCTTGGAGAACTTCGCTAAGAGTCTCCGGATCGGAGCGGACACCGCAGAGAAGATCAAGCGGTCGTTCGCTGGTGTCTTTGCCGTGTTCCGTATCGGTTGGGACATAGTCAAGGGTGTTGCGTCGGTATTCGTTCGAGTGTTCAAGGAGCTCACCAAGGGCTCTGGAACCATTCTCGACACAACTGCCAAAATGGGAGACCTTTTAGTCAAGCTTAAAGACTGGCTTGAGCATGGCGACCGTATTGGTAAGTTCTTCGACAAGATTGGCGACTATGTTGTCAAGCCTATCGAAGCTCTCAAGAAGTTCTTCTCGTGGATTACGGACGCCTGGAAGGGCGTTGACAAACTAGCCAAGCCAGCAGCCGAAGGTCTGCACAAGACCCTTGCTCCTATGGAGGGTCTCGGTAACAGACTGCTAAGTATCTGGACTGGTTTCAAGAACGTCCTAGTAGCCACAGGCCGATTCCTAAAGCCTATTGGCGTAGCGATCGGGAAGTTCTTCACAGGCGTTGTCGAAAAGATCAAATCCAGCTTTGGTGACATAAACTACGATCACCTGTTCGATGGATTGAACGTAGGACTTCTAGGCACAATCGCGATCATCCTAAAGAAGATCCTGAGTGGAGGTCTTAAGCTCGACTTCACGGGTGGTCTATTCGATAAGATGAAGGAAGCGTTCGAGGGTCTCACAGGTACGCTCAAGACGATGCAGTTGCAGCTCAAGGCTAACGCTTTGATCAAGATTGCTGCTGCAATTGCACTTCTTACGGTGTCTGTGATCGCGCTTTCCCTGATTGACTCCAAGAAGTTGACCACGGCCACTGGTGCGCTTACAGTTATGTTTGCGGATCTTCTGGGTTCTCTTGCTATATTTGAGAAGATCACTAAGAATCAGGGCTTCGTCAAGATGCCTTTGGTCACGGCTTCTCTGATTGCGCTGGCCATCGCGCTTGACTTGATGACTATCGCTGTCAAGAACATGTCAGAACTTAACTGGAACGAGCTGGCCCGTGGTCTGACCGGTCTTGCGGTTGTCATGGGCATCATGGTCGTGGCGACCACCCTGTTGCCGAAAGAGAGCCTTATTTCGACTGGCGTTGGTATGGTTATTCTGGGCGCGTCCCTGAAGATCATTGCCAGTGCTATGAAGGATTTCGCTAGCGTATCGTGGTCAGACATGGCCAAGGGTCTTGCTGGCGTGGCTCTAGTTCTGGGAGCTCTGGTCTTAGTAAGTAAGACCATGGCCAAGAGCAAGGGTGGCATATTCGAAGACCTGGAATTCATCCTCCTTGCCGCATCGGTGAAGATCCTGGCAGTCGCTGTTGGAGACTTTGGAAAGTTGTCTTGGGGAAATATTGCCAAGGGTCTAGTCGCAATGGCTGGTGCTCTGACCATCATGGTCACCGCGATCGACCTCATGCCTCCCACAGCAGCACTTAGCGCCGCGGGAATTTTGGTAGCATCTCTGGCTCTCGGCAAGATCGCCGACGCTCTAGGTACGATGGGTAAGATGTCATGGGGTGCGATCGGAAAGAGTCTCGTCGAGTTCTTCGGCGCGATGACGATCCTGACTCTGGCTTTGGATCTCATTGACCCGGCAGCGCCTCTTGCTGCGGTCGCTATCTATATTACTGCTCTTGCTCTGGACAAGGTAGCCACGGTACTTGACCACTTCGCCACGATGTCTTGGGGCGAGATTGGCAAGGCTATGGTGGTCCTCGCCGGCTCTCTAGGCATCATCGCAGTCGCGCTTGATTTCATGGTCGAAGCTCTTCCTGGAGCAGCGGCTCTGATAATCGTCACAGCGGCACTGGTTCTCCTAGCGCCAGTCCTCCTTCTGTTCGGCAAGATGAGCTGGGGTGAAATTGGTAAGGGACTTGTCTTGCTGGCCGGAGCGTTCGCGGCTATTGGCATTGGCGGTCTTCTTATTGCTCCTGCAGTGCCCTTCCTGTTCGCATTCGCGGCAGCCGTGGCACTCATCGGCGCCGGAGTCGCTCTGGCTGGCGCAGGAATGTTCCTGTTCGCGGCAGGTTTGGCGGCAGTAGCTGGCGCTGGGGCGATCGGAACTAAGGTACTAGGCGACATGGTCTCGACCTTGGCCGGTCTTATTCCTCTGGTTCTTAAGAAACTCGGCGAAGGCATCGTCTTATTTGCCAAGGTCATTGCTACTGCGGGCCCAGCATTCACGGAAGCAATCACGACGGTTCTTAACTCGTTCATGGACGCCATCATCAAGTTGACTCCCAAGATCGGTACCGTCTTCCAGGTTATTCTGACGCTGCTTCTTACCCTTGCGGTGAGAAACATCCCGAAGATGGTAGACGCTGGTCTAAAGATTCTACTTGGTTTCCTGAGTGGGATTAACGACAATATCGGTAAGGTCATTACCGTTGCGACTAGCATCATCGTTAATTTCCTGGACGGGATCTCTAAGAATTTGCCAAGAGTGATCGATTCAGGGATAAAGTTGGTCATCGCATTTGTAAATGGATTAGCCAAGGGAATTCGCGATAACACGGCAGGCATGGAAGCTGCTGGAAGGAATTTGGCTGGCTCAATCATCGACGGTCTGACCGGCGGTTTGTTCAGTGGAATCGGCAGGGTAGTCAACTCGGCTAAGAACGTGGCTCAGAAGGCTCTAGACGCCATCGGTAATGTATTCGACATCGGTTCCCCATCCAAAGAAACGCATAAACTTGGTCAGTTCTTCAGTCAAGGCCTGGCCAACGGCGTCTCTGATTTCGCTCACGTTGTGGGCACTGCTTCAGAGAAGGTTGGCACCACGGCAATCGAGTCTCTGAAGAACTCTCTTACTGGGGTATCGTCTCTGGTTAATGACCACATGGATTTGCGTCCGGTTATTACACCGGTACTAGACCTTACTGACGTAAGGAAGAGTGCTGCTCAGCTCGGAGGCGTCCTGGCTATTACCCCGGTCTCAGTTAGGACCTCAGCGTCCAGTGCTGCTAACGGGTTCCAGGGCAACGTTGACACCCGCAATAGCAGACCGGATGATCCTCGTGATCCTCCAATGGAGGCTACGGTCTACAACCAGTACAACAATTCGCCGAAGGCTCTGTCTTCTGCGGAGATCTACCGTAATACAAGGAACCAGTTGTCGTCTACGAAGGGAGCGTTGCCTTAATGCTGAGTAAAGTTGAAGCAAGAAACCCGCAAGGCGACCTTCTTACGTTCCTACTGGAAGACGACTCGACAGGGTTCCTGGTCAAAGATATTGTGGGCCTAGATCCTGTCAATGCCACGCTGACCAAATCTGACTTCGCTCAACAGGACGGAACGCAGTTCAACGCTGCCCGTCGTGAGGATCGGAACATTGTCATTAAGTTGAAATTGGCTCCGGCGGACTCCGACACATCAGTTGGTGATCTTCGGGAGCAGCTATATTCCTTCTTCATGCCTAAAGTTCCGGTAGATCTTCGGTTCTACGACGGATCTCGTGTGGTTAATTCCTCGGGTAGAGTGGAGTCCTGCGTGGCTCCACTCTTCACCAAGACCCCTGGAGCGGATATTTCGATCATATGTTTTGATCCGGACTTTATCGGGTTGGAGGCGGTGGAGCTTGAGGGGTTCACCGTCTCCGACACCACGGAGACTTTGATCCCTTACGCTGGCACCAGTGATACTGGGGTTCTATTCACGCTCAATCTGGATAGAACCGAGACGGACTTCACCATATTCCACAGGGCCCCGAGCGGAATCGTTACCCAAATGGCGTTTACAATCAGCCTTGTCTCAGGAGATGTGGTAACAGTCAGCACGATAACTGGGGATAAGTATGTGAAGTTGGTTCACAGCAGCGTCGAAACTGACGTTCTATACGCCCTTGACGGATCCAATTGGGTTACCCTGGCAAAAGGTAACAACTATATTCGGGTATACGCCACCGGAGCTGAAATCCCGTACACTCTTTCGTACATTAACAGGTACGGAGGTTTGTAATGGAGGTTTATATTCTAGACGAGCTAAATCGTCGAGTCAAGGTGGTGGATAGTTTCGCGTCGCTTATTTGGGCTGATCGTATGACCGACTTGAGCGATTTCGAGATGGAGATATTCTCTAGCGATAAAGCAAGAAAGATCATGCCGATTGGGGCTCAAATAGCACTAAACGGGTCTTATCGTGTCATGACTATCGAGACCATCCAGGATACGACAAATGACGACGGAATCTCAGTCTTAAAACTCAAGGGTCGATCTCTTGAGAAAATTCTTGGTGATCGAGCGGCTTTGGCTTCCCTAGCAGATACCACGTCGACCCCCAAGTGGGTGATCACAGGACTTCCTGCTGCCATTGCTCGACAGATGTTCCATGATATTTGTGTGACAGGAACCATCGATGCAGGCGATATCATACCTGATATTATTGAGGGTACGTTTCTCCCCACATCCATGATCCCTGAACCTGCAGATACCATTACCTACGAGATAGAGCCTTCTTCGCTATATTCAGCCCTCAAGACTTTGTGTGATCAGTATTTCATGGGCTTTCGGATCCTAAGAAACCCGGATACTGCTGATCTATATTTTGAGGTCTTCATGGGCAATGATCGTACTACGTCTCAGACAACGTTCCCCGCAGTTGTATTCAGCCCCAACATGGGGAACTTGGCAAACACGTCTGAGCTGACGTCCATAGCTCTGTCCAAGAACGTGGCGTACGTAATCTCTCCAGTTGGAGCAGAGGTCGTCTATCCACTCGACGTCGACCCCAGCGTGAACGGATTCAAACGTAATGCCCTTATCGTGAACGCCACTGACATCACCGAGACAGATCCGCCTACCGCAACAGCCTTGATGATCCAAAGAGGGCTGCAAGAGCTCTCCAAGAATCGAACGGTATCTGCATTCGATGGTGAGCTGAGCGCGAGCAGTGGATACGTAGTCAATGAGGATTTCTATCTCGGCGATTTGGTCGAGTTCAGAAGTCCTACAGGATCTAAAGACGTTATGCAAGTAACAGAACTGATTCACGTCTCGGACAGGAACGGCGAACGTCACTATCCGACACTGAGTCTGTACAGTTTCTTCAATGCAGAGTCTTGGAATGCTCAGCCGGCTGCTCTTACGTGGAATACGGTTGACCCTGATGTTACTTGGAATGCCTACACATAACGAGGGAGGTTAGACATGGCAATTGGCGACGATGCAGTTTTAGCCGGATATCCGCTTGTTGATGGAGATACGGACAAGGTCATCGACGGTGACCAGGAGATTAACCGAACCCGAGATTTCGTAGCGCAGGTCAAGTTCCAGATTCCGGTAGGTAAAACTGCATATCGAGGAGCTGTGGGAATTACTTCCGGGACCCTGGATCCTGACGACGACGATGGTAGCGATGGCGATATTTACTTCAAAGTAATTCTCTAGGAGGTAGCCAATGCCTCGAATTATGGGAAGCGCGAACAACGGCTCGTTCCTTTACATCGACTATAGTTACTCTCAGAATGTTGCGGGTAACTATACCGATGTGACTTGGACCGCCGGCGTTCACTGGGGTACATATTACTTCAACATCCACAACGCGATCGTCAACATGGCCACGACAACCGGGGCTAGTGTCAGCGGCACAGTAACTACGGGCACCTACAACTCAGGATGGCCGATATCTGGCTCTGGCCCAAATCGCGATCACTCATTCAAGACAGGTACGACTCGGGTAAACCACAACGCATCAACCGGCGTTGGTAATATTCGCTTCTCAGGAAGCGCCTTCTGGGATACTCCGAGTAACTTCACGTCGACTATGTCGGCAATAGTTACCCTGCCGACGATCCCGAGAGCCAAGCCAGCTCCGAGTCGACCCGTCCTTTCTGCTATCACGTCTTCGTCTATATTTGCGACGTTTACCGACGGAAGTGGTGGAGCTCCCACTGATGCTCGACAGTTGGCCTATAACACGACCAACTCCACTACTGGGGCTACCATCATATCTTCTGATGGCTCTACGACCATCTCAGGGCTCGCACCGGGTACTGCATACTGGGTCTTCGCGCGTACTCACAACTCGGTTGGATACAGCGCATGGAGTCCCTCGGCGACGGCTACTACACTCAGGACACCTACTCCTCCAGCTCCACCGATCATATCCTCGATAACTCAGACTTCTGTCGTGCTGTTGTGGAACATCCCTGCAAATGGCGGATCTCCGATCACGGGGTATGAGGTCGGGTATGGTACGAGTTCGGTAACCCCGTCGACGATTGTTTCTGGGTCCTCGCCCAAGACAATTACGGGCCTTAATCCTGGGACTAAGTATTTCTTCTGGGTAAGGGCTTCGAACTCGATCGGGACAAGTGCCTGGTCTAATGTGAGTTCGGCTTCAACACTGTCAGCCGCTAGAATCAAATTTAGCGGCGTTTGGAAGAATGCGATTCCCTACGTTAAAGTTGCTGGGGTATGGAAGCAAGCTCGCCCTTGGGTTAAGATAGGCGGAGTTTGGAAGGAGGCTAGCTAATCATGCTGGACGGCATCCCTGTTGACAAGTTATCTGCGCCATTCTTGCTACTTCTTGCCGTCCTCATGATTCTACTTGGTCTTCTGGTGCCTAGATGGCTGTATAAAGCTAAAGAGAAGGAAGCCGAAAACTGGCGGCTCGCATACGAAGCTGAGAGAAAGGCTCGTTTGACATCTGACGCTCAGACGGCCGAACTTCTTGAGCTCGCCAAAACATCCAATAACGTCCTTCAAGCAATGTTCGGCACTTCCGGACTTGGTAAGAGGACGGGAGGTAACCAGTGGGAATCTGGAGGCGTAACAAGAAGGCCCTTGAGGAGTCGGAGAACGCTCTGGCAAACACTCAGAGGGACTTAGAAGACATAGTGGCAAGAGGACCAGAGGTAAGCTCGATTTCGAACTCCTTGCGGGCTCTCCGAGAACGAAATCATTTTGGTCAACAGTTAGACAACATAATCAGACATGGAGGGCCCTGAAATGTCACATGACGTCGAGACCCTGCGCAGGTGGCTTTTCATCGTTGTGGTAATTGCTGGCGTGGGCGCCACGTCAGTCCCACTTCTATATTCGTTCACTGGATGGCGAAAGAGTCGGCTTGGAAAGCTGTTTATGTTCAAGTCTCTTGCGTTCGCCACTCTAGTGAATCTTTTCGTTCTGTTCAAATTCTGGAAACCGAGCATCGTAGTCATAGTTCTGTTTTATGCCATTGTTTTTACGGCCATTGCCACATTTTCGATTGGGATGTCAATCTACATATTTAGAGTGAATTGGCTTGGTCGAAAGGAGAGATCTCGATGAATAGCAAGACGTACGATAGGCTCAAGCAGGTGGCTCAGATCTGGCTACCTGGTCTCGGTACCCTATATTTCACGATGGCCAACCTCTGGAATCTACCGGCCTCCGAAGAGATCGTAGGTTCGATCGTAGCCATTGATGCATTTCTAGGTCTCGTGCTCCACATCAGCACGCAAGGCTACAACGCAATTGGTCAGTACGACGGGACCTGCCACGTAATGACGTCTGAGGACGGAACCAAGAAAACGTTCCAGCTTGTGATGAACGACGACCCATCTGGAGAGGGTTTCGAGAACAAACCCTCCATATCCTTCAAGATCAGTAATCAGGCTCCTAACGAGGGTGTCGCAGGCTAAACACGGCCTATAATGAGACCCTACCTAAGGAGAACTATGTTCCACTTCCGGAAAGATTCCGAACCGTCCCAGCTCAAAGCGCTGATCGACGTGCACACCCGCGAACTAATCAACAATAACTACGACTCCGATGAATACGCGCGCCGTGTTGACCAGCTGTCCAAGCTCTGCAAGATGCAGGAGACCATATCTCCTACGCGTCGTGTTAGTGCGGACACCCTGGCCATCATCGGTGCGAACCTCCTCGGCATCTTGGTCATCGTTGGATACGAGCACATGCACACGATCACCTCCAAGGCCATCGGCTTCGTCGTCAAGCCGAAGTAACACAGAACCCAAAGAAGATTTCGCGTATACGCCGTCAGGAAACCCCTGCGCGGCGTATACGTTTTACACGGCTTATATTTTTGTCTCGCGTAGAATACAGGGCCTATAATGAGACCCACTACTTAAGGAGACCCGAAATGTTCGGACGCCGACTTGCCGTGACCCTCGTCCCCTCTTCCAAGAAAACCCCCACCAACCCCGAGACTGCCGTCAAGGAGCCCATCGACATCGAGAACCTCGTTCTCACCCTCGAAGGCTCCGCCATGCGCGTGATCACCTGTGTTGCGTACGCGGGCGTCTTGGTAATAGCGGCGAGGACCATGGGCAGCATCTGCGATACCGTCGTCAAATCCGTCTACAAGTAGATCTGAAGCCTATATCCTTACAAGGGATTTAGGTTTTCCGACCAAAAATTTCCCGGGTGGGATTTTTGGTAGAAAGGTCGCAGAGAAAACATGCCCTATAATGAGACCCCTACCTAAGGAGATTCCAATGATCAAGGCCCTTGCCCCCGTCAAGAACTTCGTTTCGAAGCACCGCGTTGCGGTTGCGGTCGTCGCCACCTCCTCGGTGTTCGTCGCCCTCAACCTCCGCAACGCCAAGCTGCTGAACGAGTTCCTCACGGAGCACAACCTAGTCGAAGAATACTACTCGGAGTGAATCACAAACCTAGTCCCAACACGGGATTTAGGTTTTCCTCGCGTAGAAAACAGGGCCTATAATGAGACCCCTACGAAAGGATCAGCCATGATTAACTTCGAAAACCTCCACAAGAACCACAAGCTCGCCTACATCGACGGACTCCTCTGTGGCATCGTCGGCACCGTAATTGCCGTGCAGATGCTCCAGGAGTACCGCGACAACCGCGAACTTCGACTCTTGATGAAGGAAAACAAGAAGCTCAAGCCGACCAAGTAGATCTGAGACCTAGCCACCCATGTGGTATAGGTTTTATATTCGCAGAATAAACATGGGCTATAATGAGACCCCTCACTAAGGAGAACCCCATGAACCAGTTCCTCGCCAACCTCAAGCGTTCCGCTATTGAGAACCCCGTCCCCACCATCGCCGTCATCGCCGTTGCAGTTACCGCTGCAGCCAAGCTGATCGACGCCGCTGGTCACGCCCGTGGTTCCAACGCGTACGCCAAGCAGGTTAACGCCAAACTGAAGAAGTAACTCCCATCCAGACCTCAAAACCTAAACCCCTTACCCAGGGCTATAGGTTTTGTCTCGCGAGGAAAACATGCCTTATAATGGAAGAACAGGTAAACTGCTACGAGAATTTCGATATTCTCCCCGAAAGGGAAAGGAGTGTAGCCACTAGTAATAGTGCTGATTCTTCCAGAAAAGGTACCACTCATTGGTAGCTGGTTCAAAGAGTGATTCGACAAGAAGATCGACATTGAAGCTCGCCTTTTCATTTTGCCTCGCAGAATAAACATGCCCTATAATGAGACCCCTAACTAAGGAGAATACAATGGACCAGAACGCCACCCTTCCCGAGATCACCGGTTCCACCACCATGCACTACATCAAGGTAGCCGTCCGCGCATTCGCGCCGGTCGCGGTCACCCTTGGCGTCGGCGTGGCGTGCGGGATCCTAATCGAGAAGATGAAGAACAAGTCCGGCGACAACACCGAAGCCTGAACATCTCAGCCCATAAGGCCCTAACCCGGCTTATGGGTTTTGTTTTTATGCTCCGAGAGAACGCGTCTCTCGGTTGAAAGGAAGAAGGTACGCCGCAATGCGCAAGAAGGTCGTCGCTCTATTCGCGGTAATCGCCCTGGCACTTGGTATGGTGGCCGCTACGGCGGCGCCAGCCATGGCTTCGGGTTGTCGGATCCAGTCTCTGTCCTGGGCGGGGCACACAACCCACAGTGGCAGTCTGGTGTGGGGTTACAGCCCCATCTACACCAAGCCCGCTCCGGGATGCAACGACATCCAGGTTCGCAACATGCACGATCTCTCGGGTGGCTCCACCTGGACGACCGTGCAGATCGAGTGGCTGACCCCCAGCGGTGCCCACACGGGCTGGGGTACGGCCTACAATGTGATCCTCGATCAGTCGCCCTGGAAGATCGTAGCCACCGGCGTGATCGCCGGCACCAAGTACCGAGTCTGGAACCAGGACGACGGGTATCTGTACTCCGGCCAGGTAATGGACTAACCTGAGAGATCCCACTCCGGATCGAACGCCGTGCTAGTTGCTGTCATTAGGCGGTGGTTGGCACGCAGCAAGATCCGGAGTGGGATCTGTACGGTTATATCCAAGCTTCGCATAGAAAGGAAGACCAATGAAGATTCTTCGTAGGTTCCGGGAAATGCGTGTCAGTTTCAATATCGTTTTGATCGAGTGGAAGTGGAACCGCTCCCTCGACAAGCGCGCCATCCGCAAGGCTGACCGAGAGGCCTTGCGTGAGCAGGAGAACCGAGGAGGCGACAGCTTCTTCAGTAAGATGGTTAAGGAAGCCAAGGAGGAAGCCAAGGGTTTCGGTTTTGAGAAGCTTTACTGGAACGTCGCCTAGCGCAGAAGGATTGTCGAATGAATCTGTCATCCATCATGAGTCGACTGGCTCGATTCACATCTAACAACTCTCCGGCAATCCTAACCGGGGTCGGCGTCGCCGGCGTACTCACCACCGCGTTCCTCACTGCTAAGGCGAGCTTTAAGGTAGGGGCTAAGATCGCCTACGTCGAAGCCGAGTACTTGCAGCACATGTCCTGGCAGCAGAAGAAGGACTTCTTCATCAAGGAGAAGTTGTGGAAGCTCTTTATCCCACCAGCCGCGGTCTGCTTCGCCACAGTTACGGCCATCATATTCTCCAATCGGATCGAGTACCGGCGAGCAGCTGCGGTAGCAACTGCGTTCGCCATATCTGAGCGAGGGTGGGAGGAATACAAGACCAAGATCGTCGAGAAGCTCGGGCCGAAGAAGGAACAGCAGGCTCGCGACGAGGTAGCTCAGGACGAAGTGAATCGCAAGCCTCCGACCATGCAAACTGTGATCCTTGGAGAAGGCGATTCTCTTTGCATGGACCGATGGAGCGGAAGATATTTCCGCAGCACGATGGAGCGAGTGAAGACCGCGATGGTCGAAACCAACGCTAAGATCTATCGAGAGGACTGGGCATCTCTCACCAGTTTCTACGATGAACTGGGGCTAGAGCCCACGCAGGAATCCGACAACATCGGATGGAACAAAGACCATCCTTGCGAGCTGGAGTTCTCCTTCGCAGGGGATTCGGCCGGTCAACCGGTCATGTGTTTCGCGTTCCGGGCAATCCCACACGAGTACTAACCAAGACGAAAGGCACGAAATGAACCTGAAGAAGATCCTGCGAGTAGCAATTCCCGTTGTTACGGGTCTGGTGTTCGCTGGCATCTCGATGCTGATCACCCGTCCCACCGAGCCGGTGGAGCCGGGCTACGATGTCCCGACCGAGGATCCTGACCTGATCAGCACTTCCTGGGTCGCTCCGGAGCCCCCGGTCGAGGTCGTCACGAAGTCCACCCCCAAGCAGCGTCAGTCCAAGGAGCAGTAGAATGCTGAAGAAGATTATTCAGTATAGCGACCTCGACGGAAACCAGGTCGTTGACGAGTTCTGGTTCCATCTGTCGATCGCCGAAGTTCTGGAGATGGAGAAGGAGGTCGAGGGAGGACTTAGCACTCGTGTGAGGAAAATGATCGATAGTAAGGACGAGACCAAGGTCCTTTCGACTTTGCGGGGTATCGTCTCCCGAGCGGTCGGAGCCAAGGCCGCAGACGGTCGACGGTTCATGAAAGGCCCAGAAGACAAGTCTCCCTTGCTGGATTCAGACGCTTACTCCAAGCTGCTAATCGAGCTCATGACTGTCGACGGAGCGGCCGTGGAGTTTGTAAACGGAATCGTGCCGAAGGATCTGAAGGAGCAGGCTCAGGCGGCTGAGGAACTCCAGTCTAAGACGGCGTCCACCTCGACGATGACCAGCATTCCTGAATCTCCCCTGTCGGCGAAGGAATTCAACTTCCCGGGGCTCTCGCCTGAGGACAACCAGTCTCTGGCATCGACCCCTGCTCAGGACGAACGTGACTACACGGATTGGCGGACATACACCAAGTCCGAGTTGACCGAGATGGACAGTGACACGTTCGAAATGGTCAGCGGACTCGTAGGGGGCAAGTTCAAGCCCTCCACCGACAAGGTCCTTCTGAACATCGCGATTCAGCGTAAGATGCGTTCCGGCGCTCAGGGAGGAGCCTAGACCAACTACGGTCTCGGTCATTTCCTGCTCGACGTCTTTCTGACGTGTCTCACCGGAGGATTCTGGGTTCTGTGGATCTTCGTCCGTGAGATGCGTCGTCGGTAAGTAAGAAGTGATATTTGGGGAGTCAGCGAGGTGGTGGCGTGGGAGGGGTCTCCGCCTAGCCTATTCAGGACGCTCGACTTTTAAAACGACCCGCACCTACGGCGAAACAGGGCGCCCCTTATATCCAACCAATCTAAGAAAAGAGAACTCATGAAGTATCCGCAGGGAAGACTAACCTTCGATCAACTCATAGCATTGACTATTATTCAGCGCTGTGAAGAGTGCGGATACGACCATGCTGTCGTGAGGACTTGCCAAGAGGCTCGCGAAGCAAACACCCCCTATAATGAGACCCCTGAAAAAGGGCTCTAATTATCGTCGATATAAGGAGTAACATGACCAAGCGTGATATTACCAAGGAAGTTGTCAAGATCCTTGTCGGGACTGCAGTGGGTGCCATCATCGACAAAACGATCGTGACTCTGCTTCCGTCCGCCGGAAAGTACAAGGCGGCAGAAATGGCCGGCATGTTCACGGGATGGTACGTGACGAACACGTATCAGGAGAAGATTGAGAGCCTCGTGGACCGTTTCTACGACAAGCGAGAGGCTCGTTAATCCACAAGTACATCCAAGAAACTAATTGGCTGAAACTCGCCTTTTAGTTTTTGTATCTTAAGCGAGGGTAAATGCCGGAGTATCCATCAAACAGCTACGCCTCCAAGAATCCCAAGCCGGCCGAGGAGAAGCCCAAGGTCGAAAAGGTCATTGTGGGTGGTGTAACCCGCCGGAAGCAGTCTCTAGGAGCTAAATTCAAGCAGACTTTCATCGGGGGAGACGCTAATAGTGTCGTGAACTATATTCTTACCGATATCGTCATCCCAACATTCAAGGCTTTGATCCTGGACGTTGGTAGCCAGGGTCTTGAGCGTACTCTTTACGGGGATACCAGACCTAATGCGCATCGCTCGGCCATGACTCGTCTCGGCGCGACGGCTTACACGGCGTATCATCGGGCTTCTCAACAGAACCAGGCACCTCGTCCAGATCCTCGCGCGGTGGCCAATCGAGCGCATACCAAGTCCTACATGGCTTGGGAAGATATTGTGCTCGACACTAGAGTAGAGGCTGAGGCTGTCATCGATAAGCTTGTTGAGCTTATCGGTAAGTACGAACAAGCTTCTGTAACCGAGTTGTACGACATGATCGACATAAAGGCCGAATACACGGACAACCTGTGGGGGTGGCGGGATATTCGCGGGATGGGTGTCCAGTACATCCGCGGTGGATATTTGCTTCAGCTCCCGCCGCCGGAAGTGCTCAAGGAGGCGTAATGCCAACTAGCGAGTATCAGGCAGCCGAAGCAATCAAGGGTCTATATCCTGACTCCAGAGCTTGGCAGGGTAAAGTAGATCGCATGAAGCCTGCACAGGTACTAGCCATATACCTCAAATTCAAAGCTCGCGGAATACTTAAGGAGTCTTAGACATGAAGATCCGTCTTACGAAGATCAGTAATGCAATCACAAGTCGAATGGGCAACAAGCTACTGGCTGTCCAGAGCAAGTCTCCCACCATCCTGTTCGCCGCCGGCGTTGTCGGCGTGGTTACCGCAACCGTTCTGGCTTGTCGGGCTACCCTCAAGCTGGACGAGATCCTCGACGCGCACCAGGAGACCGCTGACAAGATCAATGCTCTTCCTGAAATGGTAGTGGAATACACCGAACACGACGCCAAGAAGGACCGTCTGCGTCTGCTGATCCGTACCTCGGGTCGAATCGCGAAGCTGTATGCGCCGGGGGTGGCGGTTGGTCTGGCGGCAATCTGTGCCCTTACCGGATCGCACTTCATCCTAAGTCGCCGCAATGTCAGTCTGGTCGCTTCGTATGCAGCGCTCGACAAGGGCTTCCGGGACTACCGTAACCGGGTCGTGGACGAACTGGGCAAGGACAAGGACGACGAGTACCGCTACGGCCAGATCGAGCGTGAGATTGCGGAAGACACCAAAACTGGAGTGGTCGTCAAGACCATCAAGACGTTCGATCCGAACAAGGTGTCCGTTTACGCGAAGATCTTCGATGAGAGCTGCCCGACGTACGAGCGTAACTCGGAATCCAATCGGACGTTCCTCCAGTGTCAGCAGAACTTCTGGAATCACCGGCTGCATGCCAGGGGTCACGTATTCCTGAACGAGGTCTACAAGGGTTTGGGCTTCGAGCCTACTCAGGCTGGTCAGGCAGTTGGGTGGACCCTCGGCAAGGATCGAGACAATTATATCTCGTTCGGCATCTTCGAGAACCTCGATAACGAACGAGTTCGTGCATTCGTGAACGGCAACGAGCGTTCCATCCTGCTCGACTTCAACGTCGATGGGCCCATTCTCAATATGCTTGAGGAGCTCTAGCATGAATTACAAGACTTTGCTGATCGCCGGCGGAGCAGTTCTCGCATCGGGTGCTGCTGGCGTCGCGGTCGGTTTCCGACTCGCATATCGCAAGGCTGCTTTCCAGTTTGACGAAGAACTCAAGAAGCAGATCGAAGCGGCGGAGCAACTTTTCAAGATGAAGTACAAGGTGGGGATGTACCGGAGCCCCGTCGAGATGGTGGAGAGCGTTGTGGCATCTTCAGGTCAGACCAAGGTTCAAATGGACGCTCACAAGGCTGCGTACGACACTCGCACCACGTCGAGTGATCCTGAGACACTTCGACGGATCATCTCTGGCCTGCGCAAGGACGAGGTAGGCATGCCTCCGGGTCACCCGATCAGCGGTCCTCCGACGAACGGTCATATTCCCCACGTAGAGGTTGAGGAAAACCCCTCTATTCTTGGTCTAACTGAAGACCTTGAGGAAGCCACCGACGAGGTTAATCACAACCTGTTCGGCGACGGGGACTCGGAATGGCCGAATTACTCGGAGTATATTGAGGAAAACCCACGGACCCGGGAGGCTCCGTATGTCATCACCGTTCTGGAGTACAGCACGGGCGAGGAGAATTACGACCAGGCTACCTTGGTCTGGTATGACGAGGATGAAGTCGAGGGTTTGGGCGTCCTGGCGGATCTGGCGGATCTTCCCATCGAGGATGTCGACATGGTCGTCGGTGAAGAAAACATGAAGAAGTTCGGTCAGTGGTCGGGCTCGTCCAACACGGTGTATATCCGTAACGAGCGCATCCGTACTGATTTCGAGGTCGCTCGTACCCGAGGGAGCTACGCTGAGGCGGTGGGTCTTAAGAATCGACCCAAGACCAAGCGTAAGGCTGCTCGACGGGGCGCAGATGAGTGAATCCCCCGCTTGACGAGTCATATTTCAGGTGGCTCTATTCACAAGTCTGCGACGTGGAGGAGATTAGGCCTTCCAGAACATATTGGGGACTTCTGAGACAACTCTACGTCACTGAGTTTGTCTGGATTATCCCCAACGACGATAACCGCGCGGATGACGGGAAGGATCTTAGAGCCTTCTTTGCCAAAGAGATGGGTCTCTATGATTACGCTGGAATCATAGACCCTGTCTGGGAATCACTTGGCTGCTCCATGCTGGAGCTTCTTATTGGACTGTCGCGGAGGCTCTCCTTCCAAGCTGAGGGAGAGCCCCGCGTCTGGTTCTGGCGTCTAATCAAGAATGCCAACCTACTCCTCGATTGCGATCTCAGAAAATTTCCGCGAGCGGAGATTTCCGAGAAACTCGATAGGATAATCTGGAGGAAATATGAGTATAATGGACATGGTGGACTGTTCCCCCTAAGAGATTCCTATGCTGACCAGAGAGAAGTAGAGCTCTGGTACCAGATGCAAGCATATGTGATCCAGAACTGTTGAGCGGAGGGAGGTTAGATGGATTTCTTCTACATAGGCACACGTGACGTCAAGGGATCAGTGGAGATATTTCCAGATTTCGTGGTTGGACGATCTAAAGACCTGATGGTCCAAGGTAAATCGTTCTACGCTATCTGGGACGAGAAGCGAAATCTATGGTCTACGGACGAATACGACGTTCAGCGTCTTGTCGACGAAGAACTCAGTGCCTATGCCGAGGGACAGAAACTCCTCGGCTTGGAATGCAAAATTAAATACCTCCGTTCTTTCAGTAATGGTGGATGGAAGCAATTTCGGAATTTCTTGACGAACGTCAGTGATAACCATCATCAGCTTGACGAGACACTGACGTTTGCGAATAGTGAAACTAAGAAAACCGATTACGTCTCCCGGAAGCTGCCCTATTCGATGGAGAAAAAGCCCTGTCCTGCCTGGGATGAGGTGATTGGGACTCTGTACGATCCCGACGAACGTGCCAAGCTGGAGTGGGCGATCGGGGCAGTTATATCGGGGGACTCCAAGAAGATCCAGAAGTTCCTCGTGCTGTACGGCAGTGGTGGGACCGGCAAGGGCACGGCTCTAAGCGTAATCAAGAAGTTGTTCGAGGGGTACACGTCGACGTTTGATGCGAAATCCCTGACCAGCAATGGTAGTAACTTCGCCATGGAGATATTCAAGAACCACCCTCTGGTGGCGATCCAGTTTGACGGGGACTTGTCGAAGATCGAGGACAACACCAAGCTGAACTCGATCGTATCTCACGAGCCCATGACGATGAACGAGAAGTACAAGCCCACCTACACTTCTCATCTCAACGCGTTTCTGTTCATGGGTACGAACAAGCCTGTCAGGATTACGGATGCCAAGTCGGGTCTTATTCGTCGACTGATCGACGTCCATCCGTCGAAGCGTCTTATTCCGGCGAATCACTACAATACTCTCATTTCACAGATCGACTTCGAGTTGGGGGCAATCGCGAACCACTGCCTCGAAGTATATCGTGATCTGGGTAAGAACTATTACAACAACTACAAGCCGCTTGAGATGCAGCTCCAGACGGATGTCTTTTTCAATTTCATCGAGGCTCACTTTGACATATTCAAGGAGCAGGATGGCACGTCCCTTAAACAGGCGTACGCGCTTTACAAGACTTACGTACAAGAGAGTGGGCTTGAATTCTCTCTTGCTCAGCACAAATTCCGGGAAGAACTTCGTAATTACTTCGACACGTTTGAGGATCGCTTTGTGGTCGGGGGCGTTACGATGTTCAGTTATTACAAAGGTTTTAACGCGCAGGCGTTCAAGACTGTTGTAGGCAAGGATGCGAGTGTTTTCTCCTTGGTGATGGACGAGACCACGTCTATATTCGATCTAGAGTTCGCAGATCAACCCGCTCAGCTAGCCAAGGAAGATGGCACTCCATCTACGAGATGGTCCTTGGTCAAGACTACGCTCGCGGTGGTCGATACCTCAGAATTGCATTACGTCAAGGTTCCAGAGAATCATATTGTGATCGACTTCGATCTCAAGGACGACAATGGAGACAAATCTCTCGAACGAAATCTCGCAGCAGCTAGCGAATGGCCTGCTACATATGGAGAACTTAGCAGAAGTGGAGCCGGGGTCCATCTGCATTATATCTACGACGGATCTGTCGACCAACTCGCTACGATATACGATGACGGGATTGAAGTCAAAGTATTTTCAGGGAATGCTTCCTTGCGAAGGCGACTGTCTAAGTGCAATCATGTGCCGGTTGCGACCCTGAGTACA